TTAAATCCAGCTTTAACTGCTGCTGCACCTAATGCAATTAATGACCAACTCTTACCTCCACCTGGACCTCCAAATATTAATCCAAAATCACCTCCACCTAATCCACCTTGTAATAATTCATTTACTACAGACCAAGGTGTAGCAATTGGATTTCTATATTCAGCACGATATCTATCTTCAACATCCTTCTCGTACTCATGACCTAAGTTCTTATCCATACCTGCTTTTAAAGCTGAATCAACAAGTGCTCTAATATCATCATACATTCCTGATTGTAATAAATCAACAGATGTTAATAATGCTTTTTTTAATTGTTGGTTTTTACAGAAATTACTAAATTCTTGTTCTACATAATCTTGATCTTCATTTGAAGCTTTATATGCTTCTTTTAATTGCTCAACTACAGATGTTTTTAAAACATCATTATCTATTTTCTTTACCTCAATGTGTAGAGTATCTAATGTTGGAGTTGAGTGCCATTTATCAAAATACTTAATAATAGTTTCTACTAACCATTGATGAGCTTGATTATCAAAATAATCAGGTGTAGCTACATCTCTAATGTTAAGTAGAAATTTTTTATTTTTTAGAAGTGAGCTAATTACCTTGGTTTGAAAGTTCAAACCATATTGATTTAATTTGCTAAATGCAACCATAACTTTTATTTTATTTTATATGCTTGAAGATATGAAAATATTTCGGTTAGCCAAATCTCTGTATTAGGAATTGAATTACCTAACTTATCTTCGTTGTATAATTTTAAAAATGCCAATTTTTCTAGTTTTGTAGGTTCACTAGTTAAAACCTCTTCTATTTCTTCAATACCATTTTCAGGTATATCTACTTCTGTTAAATCCATTAGTTGCTGATTTAATAGGAGTTGCTTTGAAAAATTACAAATGTCTCCATATAAACCATGTTCATTAACTAATTCTTTAGATTTCTCTAATATACTCTTGAATGTAACAGTTTCTTTAGATTCTAATTCTGGAAATAATTTGAATAGTTTTTTAGGGCCTAATCCTTTTACTCCAGGTATATTATCTGAATTATCTCCCATTAATATCTTTTGATTGATATAGTTGTTAGGATATAAATTATAGTCTTCCTTAACTAATTTAGGTGTATAAAATTTCTTCTTAATAGGTGAATATACTGTTACTTTATCATTTACCAACTGTAAGAAATCTTGGTCAGCTGACATAATGTATACTTCATCTTTAGCCTTATTAGTTATATAAGCTATAACATCATCTGCTTCTACTTTATCAATCGCGAGTAAATCAACAGGTAGAAATTGTAAATAATTAACTAAACGTAATATTTGATTTTCTATTGATGCTGCTTCTTCTTCTTTATTATCAAAGCCATCCCAATTAGTTATACGTTGTAGTTTTCTATTGCCTTTATAATCGGCAAATAAATTCTTTTTATTTGTTGTACTGCCTGTACCATCAAACACTAGAATTACTCTAGTAGGTTTAATGTGTCTAATTGCAAAACCGATCGACTTTAAGAAACCAGTGAGCCCACCAATGTGGGCTCCTCCTGGATTCATATGATTGATCATGGCAAAGCTTCTTAGAAAAGTATTCATCGAATCTACTAGTAGTATTCTACTATTTAAATGCAATGGATCCTCTTGTGAGTTTTGGATACCATCAAGTATCTGCTTAAGCGTCTTGTTCATCGTCATTGTCGATTTCAATCATTGGTGATATTTTACTACTTTCTTCCCATTCACTATTGTCTTCTGTAACTTGAATTTCTTCAATTTTTACATTTTCACCAAACCACTCATGCGCGTGAGCTGCTTTATAAGCTTTCTCATCGTCCTTAGTGTCAGGAATAAATCCATGTGGTGTAACAATTACTGTTGATGTTGTAGCAATACCACAATCAGCGTGAATCTTATCAATCGATATTTTAGTACGTTTAGCAAACTCTACTTTCTTACCTTTGTTTTGAGCATGTATTTTAGATGTACCACTATTTGTAACGTTACCAAATGTAATTACTAATGAAGCATCCCAATACATTGTATTACCACCTTTATTAGTCATTCTTGGTTGACTCATAGGTGTAAGTGCTGGTTGAACTCCTACTTTATTAATTACAAAGAACGTGTTAGTAAATTGGTAACTTTCTTTACGCGACATTGGAAACTTCTGATTAATGAAATTACCAAATTGTGTCGACATAGCACCTGCATTCCACATTGGATTATTCTTTCCTTGTTCAATACTCATATCACAAGGTATAGAACCTACTGAGTCCCATAAGAATAATAAATCATGAGGTAAGTTACCTTTCTTTTGTTCATCTAAAATGTCAGCGATAAATGCTGCTACATCCTCAATTGAGTTTAAAGTTGATCTATCAACATATAAGAAGAAACCACTATAGTTTAATACTTCTCCTGTTGCCTCATCAGGAACAGCTTCGCAACTGAATCCCATTTTTTGAGCGTGAGCGAAATCCCATTTCATCTCAGTAATAATAAACACAGGTAATACTCCCATTTTCTGAGCAGCTACTGCTGCTTCAATCATTAAAGTTGTTTTACCTGTATCAACCTCTAGCGATTGTGATATGACCCATTGGTATACCAGGAATCGAAAGTGCATCTTGTACTGCTGGTGAAAATGGAATCCACTTCTGCGCTTTAAAATTTGATGATTGATCTAGTTTTTTAGTTTTCTTAAACTTATCAAGATCAAAAGTACCTTTAATAGCTTGAGAAACACTAGCGTTTACGCTTTTTGTTGTTTTAGCCATTGTTTAGTTATTTTTGGAATAATTCATCAAATTCATCTTCATCAAATCCTTTTTTCTTAGTGTTTAAGGTATAGTTAGCTTTAGGTGCCTCTACTACTGGTTCAGCAATTGATTCTTCAATTGTTTCTTCAGTACTGTCTTCACTTGGTTCTAACCACTCCATCAACATGGTTTTCATTTCATCGAACTCATACTTTTTATAAAGTGAAAGTACTTCTGGTTGTTCTGAAATCCATTTTTTAATCACTTCATTATCTTCTGACAATGGTGATGTTTTAGGTTTGATACGAATAGATGATTTGTTGAACTTAGTACCTGTAACTTCAGGTCCAACTGTATCAACTGTTAAGTCTCTACCATCCATAATGTCTGTGTAATCTCCGATATCATCATCTTCAGCAATACCTAACAATTCAAGATACATTTCCTTACCAAATTGCCACATGCGAACACCTTTGTCTTCTTCATTGCGTACAATTACAGGAACAAATACTCTCATTTTAGGTTCAATCTTTTTAGCTAATGACCAATTTTCTTTGTCACTAGTTTTACGTAGTTGTTGTGCAAATTCAACAATTGGATCTTTTTCACCAAAGTTAGTTAATGACAACATGGTTTTGTTTCCAATACCATAATGGAACATTACTTCTTTGAATGGATTTGATTTGTTGAACTTAGACGGAACAATACGAATTACTGATTTGCCTACTGGTGGTACCCAGAAATTTTTAGCGCGGTCGTCATTTTTGGCGCCGCCTTTGCCTTTGTTTTGCAACGATTGCATACGTTGTTTGATTGCATTTAAATCCATAACTAATTATTGTTTTTTAAATATACGGTAAATATAGCATCTGAGATGCCGGAGGCCAAACTTAGAGATTAACTATCTTATAAATAGTTGTTTCTAGTTTGCGAAGATCTGGGCCATTTGTTAATAAGATAGTGTTCTTATAATCAGCCCATTCAATTTTATAATAAGGATCAATTACACCATTGTTCAATGTTTTAACTAAAGTGTTTAAAGCATTAATGGTATATAAAGAATTTGATTCTTTCTTGCGATGTAATAATATAGTATTAGGTAAAACAGAAGTTGTGCTCATATTACCCGGATCAATATTATATGTGCATATAAATTCATCACTATCTTTAGACTCTAAAATAAAAATTTTATTGAATAAAATAGTATCTATGTCTTCCTTCTTTGAGAAGGTTGCGAATAACTTGTTTGCCAATTCCTCTATTGTTAAATTCCATGTCATAAATATGTTATTTTTTTATTAAAGCGCCGTAATTTTCACCTACACTCATACGTGTTGGGAATCCATCGGCTTCTAATTCTTGTTTAATTTTAGGTAATAATGTTTTAATATCCTCCTTAGCCACGTCCAATAGAATTGAATCGTATGTATATAATACTATTTTAGTTTTCTTACCATTTAATAATTTTAATACACGATCTAATGTTAATGTATTATAATATGTTTCGTA